AATGCATATTTTAGAATGATGAGAAACATTGCAGGTGGTACTTACGCAATGTCAGTCGAACCTGATGCCGATGGGGCAAGACCACTTGTTCATGGTTTTGAGTATGACAGTGGAAATGCAGGCAACGGTCCTAATGCACAATCGTTTGTTGCAGTAGAAAGTTTAAACACAACATCTGTTGTTAATTTTAAGGTTCAGATGGGTGGTAGTGGAACGACAGATATAACCTTAAATAAATCTAGCCGTGATAATGCTTCTACACATTATGATGGAAGATCATCTTCACGAATAGTATTAATGGAGATAGCACAATAGGAGAAAACAATGACAACGATATCAACAGCATTAACAAGTTTAGGAATTAAAGAATGGGTTCTTAGAGGAGAGCCTACAAATGAAGAAGAGTTCAACGCTATGTTTCGTAAAGTCACAGGAGCAGATAGCAATGGTTCAGCTATCGAGAGTGCAGACCCAAAGGACTGGGGTGTAAATTATGCACAGGTAGCAGGTGAAAAGACGTTACTGCAAAGCCGTGAGCCAATGCGATTGCTTCGTGTAGAACGAGACAGATTGTTAGCAGAAACAGATTGGACTGCGTTAGGTGATGTAACCATGTCAAATAACATGAAAACCTATAGACAAGCCTTGAGAGACTTACCTGCGAGTTCTGACCCAAAGCTAGATAGTAATGGTGGATTAGACATGAGTAGTGTAACCTTTCCAACTAAACCATAGGAGTAAGAAGTGGCTTTAACGAAAATTAGGGCAGGAGGAGTAAGTAGCATACCTGCTACATCTTTCCCATCAGGAGCAATCTTGCAGACAAAGATGGTACAAGGAACTAATTCAGTTTCAGGGGGAACAAGTGCAACAAAATATCTAACATCTGCTGCCGCTTGGAATGATACCGAACAGGCTGTAATTACGTTAACAACAATAAAAGCAAACTCATCTTTTCATTGTTTTTACTCAGGTTTTATGTATGTGGAAGATGGAACGGCTGATGGCAATATAAACACAATGTACGCTTATATAGGGCATAGCACTAGTTCTGGCTCTGGTTATACCTATGGTGATGCACTACCAAGTTATTGGGATGCAAGGTCAGGAAACACAGATACACCAAATCAATTTCAATGTCCTGTTTCAGGTGGAGATATTTTTTCATTAAGTCATGCGGCAGAAACAACATTATACTTCTCTCTAAAGGGGGTATTTACAAGAACAGGAAGTGGCGAAGGACACTCTGTTATAGTACATGAGGTAGCTGCATAATGCCATATATAGGAAAAGCCCCAAATCAAGGCGTTAGAACACGCTTTATATACCAAGCCACAGCAGGGCAGACATCCTTTAGTGGGTCAGATGCCAATGCAAATTCGCTTTCTTATCCAGATGGGGAATATGTTGATGTTTTTCAGAATGGGGTATTATTAAAGCCTTCTACAGATTATACAGCTACCTCTGGAACAACAATGGTATTGGTTACAGGAGCTTCCCTTGATGATGTTATAGAAATAATTGTTTATGATGCTTTCACAATAGCCAATAGCTACAGCAAGTCAGAATCAGATACACGCTATCCTTTTCTTGGAAACGACAGTATAATACGAACCAACGGCAACAGTATCACGGCAGATATAACAATACCAAGTGGTACAAACGGATTGTCAGCAGGACCTATAACAGTTACAAACGCTACAATCACAGTTAACGGAGTGTATACAATAGTATGACCAGTAAATTAGTAGTAGATAACATTCAGGGTAAAGCTACAGCGTCTAAGGTAGATATTGCAGGTCATGTTGTGCAAGTCATCTATGCCGAAACAGATACAAGACAATCCCTTACCTCAACATCTTATGTTGACCTTACTGGAATGACGGCAACAATTACACCTTTTAGCACAAGCAATAAAATATTAGTGCAAGTCTGTCTTAATTTAGGACATGAACCTGTAGGTATGAACATTAGCTGTCAATTACTTAGAGGAAGTACAAATATATTTGCAGGTACAGATACAAGCATGAAACAAGGGTTTATTCAAACAGAATGTAATTTAGGAGCTAATTTTCAATACGAAATAAAAAACTTTACAGCAACCACGCTTGATGCTCCTGCAACTGATTCAGCAGTTGTATATAAAGTACAAAGTAAAGTTAATACAGCGGCAGGAACTTGGTACATGAACAGAAACCATAACAACTCCTCAAGTCAAGGAACTACTAAATCATCTATAACATTGTTGGAGATAGGTGTATAATGGCAAGTGAACTTCATGTAGATGCAATAAAACATTCTGGTGGCACAAGTGCCATGACGATAGATAGTACAGGACGTATATTAACACCTGCTAGACCTGCTTTTAAAGCTAGATTAACTACAGGTTCTGGTGGTGGTTCAACTGGAACTTTAGTATTTAATACAGAAGATTTTGATATTGGTGGAAATTATGATACATCAAACGGAAGATTTACTGCTCCAGTAGCAGGGGTTTACTGGATTTGTTTTTCAGCCCTTTCAGCAGGAGATAGTTCTGGTAGTTCTTTGTCTGCTACTAATGCGATATGGGTACATCTTCACAAAAATGGAACTGAGATACCAGGAACTGTTGCTCATGCTTATATTGCAAGTGGTGGAAATTTCCAAGAGAGTATTCACAGTCCTAATGTATTAAGTCTATCTGCTAATGATTATATAACAGTAGTAGTAGGAAGCGAGTATGTTTACACGGATGCTACTGGAAGATGGGACCCAGTATTTCAAGGATACTTAATAGGATAAAACAATGGCATCAATACTTAAAGTAAATACAATACAAGACGCAACGAACTCTAATACGGCTATGACTGTCAGTACTGGAGGAGTAACTAGTTTTCCTAACAATCCATGCTTTAATGTTTCAAAAAATGCAGACCAAACTGTGCCAGATGCCACTGCAACAAAGATAACTTTTGAAAATATTACAGACGGTGGTAATAGTGGTAGAAACATAAACAAGGGTAGCTTGTATGCTAGTAGTAGGTTTACTGTTACAGCAACAACAACTGGAATATATTACTTTTGGACAAATTTATTGTTCATAGGTGGTGGTGATGTAGACGATATGTATATTCAATGGAGAAAAAATAATGTTGTTCAAAGTTTAAACTATCACAATACTGGTTATGCAGACAATTCTAGTAATGGTGTTATTAATGCTTTGGCTATGATGAATTTAGATACAGCAGGAGACTACATGGAATTATGGTTGTATGCTAATTTAGGTAGTGGAACAACTGTATTAAATCATGGCGATAGCACAACTAATAGTAGATGTGTTATGGGAGGATTTAAAATTGCGTAGGATAATACTATGAGCAAAGCAGCAGAATTAGCAAACCTTATAGGCAACATCAATGCAGGTGGTGGTGGAGTAAATAGGAATGTCATCATCAATGGTGCAATGAATGTGGCACAGAGACAGGTGTCGGTTACAGGATTGGGTGGTAATACTTCTTCTACAGCAAATAGATATAATGTTTGTGACAGATGGGCAATAGATGTAGAAGGTACTACAGCAGGGCGATATACATTAACGCAAGACAGTTCTGCTCCTAGTGGATTTGCAAATAGTCTTAAACTAGCCTGTACTACAGCAGACACATCTATTGGAGCAGCTGAACTTGTATCGCTTAATCAAATAATAGAAGGACAAAATGTACAAGCCTTTGCTAAAGGAACATCAGATGCTAAACCCTTTGCTGTATCTTTTTATGTAAAAGGTAATGCTAGTGCAACTTATGTATGTGAGTTATTTGATGGAGATAACACTCGTCATGTCTGTAGTACGTTTAGTGTTACAACGGATTGGACAAGAGTAGAAATTACCTTTCCTGCTGATACCACAGGAGCATTTGATGACGATAATGCGGCTAGTCTATATTTACAAATATTCTTACACGCAGGGTCAAATTTTAGTAGTGGCACATTACCTACAACATGGGCTTCCAAAACAAATGCAAACAGAGTGGCAGGTGGTGGTTCATTCTTTGACAGCACATCAAGAACCTTCTTCATCACAGGTGTTCAGTTAGAAATAGGGCAGAACCCAACAGAGTTTGAGCATGAACCCTTTAACACAACTAGGCATAAGTGTTTACGTTATTATGAACACAACTACGAAGCAGGATATTACCCTGCTGATGGTGTAACTTATTCAAATACTGCTAGTCCTTTTTTGGGTAATTGTTACCACAGCAGTGGTGGAGGTGGTAAATATATATTAACCTATCATAAATTTGAAGTAGAAAAAAGAGCATCTCCAACTACGACAATGTATCGTGTAGCAGGTTTAGGTAATGGAAGTACTGCTAATAGATGGGATTGGTTCAACTACTCTGGTGGTTGGGACGAAACAGATGGTAGCACAGAAGCAGGTGAAATTAGTTCTCAACATCACGGAGCATTAGCAAGAGATACTGGAGCAAATGTAGATGAAGCATTAAATATTGCAGGTGGTTGGGAAGCAGATGCAGAACTATAAAGGTACAAGATGAATATATCAGAAGCACAATACACAACGTCAAAGAAAAATATAATCAGAATAGTAGAAGGCTCTAACACTAGATTTGTTCCTGTTGACCCTAGCAATAGGCACTACGCAGAAATACTAGAACAAGTAAAGGCAGGTACACTTACTATAAAGGACGCTGACTAATGCTTGGCTTTAGCTCCATATCAGAAGTAGCAATAGCTGACCAACCTGGGGTTACATTATTTTTATCGGGGTTA